CAAAGAGGGCGTTGGAATTTTCCAGAACTCAAGATGACAGCGTTGGAGGAGTATAATTACTGGGAGCCAGATATGGTGATTGTCGAGGCAAAAGCCACTGGTACTCCGTTGACAGATGAATTAAGAAGGACAGGTATTCCAGTTTTGAACTATACACCGAGCAAAGGTCGTGATAAGGTATCTCGTATGCACATGGTTGCACCATTGTTTGAGGCAGGTATGGTTTGGGCACCTGAGAAAAGTTTCTCAGAGGAAGTGATTGAAGAATGTGCAGCATTTCCTCATGGTGACCACGATGATTATGTTGACAGCATGACAATGGCTTTGATACGTTTTCGTCAAGGAGGTTTTATATCTCTTGATGGCGAAGAAGATGAAGATGAATGGTATCCAAGGAAGAAGGAGTATTACTGATGAGTGAAGATGGACCATACAAAAGTAAAAAACTTAATGCCTTGGTACGAGAAGGAAAAGGCAGAATTGGTAAAATTAAAAGTAGAGCAACTGAGTTTGGACCCGAATCATTAAATGAGGAAGATTATGAAATATGGACAATATTTAACGAAGAGATGAGAGGTCCAGAACTTGTTAAAGGTGCAAAAGGCGGATTGATCAGACAATTTAAAGGTGGTGGAAAAGTGAGGATATTCTAATGTCAGAAACAGAAAGAAAGAAAAAAAGAAAAGAAAAATTTAAAGAAGGATTTAATATTCTTACCAAAAAAAATTATGCAGAACTAACTGAAAAACAAAAAGAAACTTTTGATTATGCAAAAGAAAATAATTTAATAGCAGCTAGAAACAAAAATAAATCAAAAGGTCTAATTATTTATGACCCAAAAGATTATAGACAAGTGCGTTCAATAACTGGTTTAGATAAAGATACAGTAAAAAGAAAATTTGAAAGAAAACAAGACAAAGAAGTGAAAAAGAATATTCATAATCTACCAAAAAGAAGAACATTTAGTACAAATTATGGAAAAGATGTGGGTTTAAAACCTAACATGGAAGAACAATATAGCAACTCATTAAGAAAGTACTATCAAAAAGGTGGAAAAGTGAGGATATTCTAATGGCAGAGATACCTATCGGACCTGGGGGTCCAGAGGAAGAAGAACTTCCTCAAGTTGAAATGGAGATTGCATCACCAGAAGAATTTGCGGGTGGCGTTGATATTACGGAAGATGGAAAAGGTGGAGCTATCCTTGAAGCTTTGATGGGTGGCGAAGGCATGGAAGTAGAAACTGAAGTCTATGACCACAATGCTAATCTAGCAGAAGTTTTAGATGATACCATTTTAGGTGAGATGTCCAGTGACCTTAGAGGATTGTACGAAGAAGACAGTGACACAAGAGCAGAGTGGGAAGAAGGATATGTCAAAGGTCTGGATTTACTGGGTGTAAAGTATGAAGAGAGAACACAGCCATTTGCTGGTGCATCTGGTGTAACACATCCCTTAATTGCAGAATCAGTAACCCAGTTCCAGGCACAATGCTACAAGGAACTTTTACCAGCAGGCGGTCCAGTAAAAACACAGATCATAGGAATGAAAGATCAAGCACGGGAGGAACAGGCAACTCGTGTCAAGGACTTTATGAACTACCAGATTACAGAAGTTATGGAGGAGTTTGATACTGACACAGATCAAATGCTTTTCTATTTGCCGTTATCTGGTTCTACATTTAAGAAAGTTTATTATGATCCGTTGAAACAACGTGCAGTAGCTATGTTTGTACCAGCTGAAGATATGGTCATTCCATATTCAGCCTCGGACATTGCAACATCAAGCCGTGTAACACATGTGCTGCGAATGGAGGAGAATCAAGTTAGAAAACTGCAAGTTGCTGGTGAGTATAGAGATATTGAATTATCTGAGTCTTATGATGATTCAGATGGTTCTATTAAAGAAAAGATAAGAGAGCTTGATGGATCAGATAAATCTCATGCTGATGATATTTACACAATTCTTGAGATGCATGTTGATCTTGATATTGAAGGATTTGAAGACACTGATCAGATGGGCGAACCAACTGGTGTAAAACTGCCGTACATTGTAACACTTGATAAAGGCAGTGGTGAAATTTTATCCATAAGAAGAAACTACGCTGTCAATGATCCTTTAAAAAGGAAGATACAGTATTTTGTGCACTATAAGTTTCTTCCAGGACTAGGGTTCTATGGATTTGGTCTGATACATATGATTGGCGGCCTGGGGAGGGCAGCTACAAGTATTTTGAGACAGTTAATTGATTCTGGAACCCTAGCAAATCTACCTGCTGGTTTTAAGGCGAGGGGATTGAGAATAAGAAATGATGATGAACCTCTCAACCCAGGCGAGTTTAGGGACATTGACGCACCTGGCGGTGATATCAGAAGTTCAATTATTCCTCTTCCATTTAAAGAGCCATCTGGAACACTAGCACAACTCTTGGGGTCATTAATTGATGCTGGTCGGAGATTTGTTTCTATTGCTGACCAGCAGGTAGGACAAAACATGGGCAAAGAAATGCCTGTTGGTACAACAGTAGCATTACTAGAACGTGGCATGAAAGTTATGTCTGCCATTCACAAACGGCTGCACTATGCTCAAAAGCAAGAGTTTAGATTACTATCCAGAATATTAGCAGAAAACCTTCCACCAGAATATCCATATGATGTTAGTGGTGGAGACAGACAGATTAAGCAGTCAGATTTTGATGGACGTGTTGATGTTGTTCCAGTATCTGATCCAAACATATTTTCTATGGCACAAAGGGTGACATTGGCACAGACACAGTTGCAATTAGCACAGTCAAATCCACAAGTACACAATTTGTACCAAGCATATAGAAGAATGTATCTTGCTTTGGAGGTGCAGAATATAGATGAGGTTCTCCCTCCTCCACCACAACCTCAACCATTAGATCCTGCGATTGAAAACGCAAGAGCATTGATGGGTGAGTTATTGCAGGCATTTCCAGAGCAAGACCATGACTCGCATGTTAGTATGCATGTTTCGTTTATGAAACTACCCGTTGTCCAAACTTCGCCACAAGTTTATGGTGTATTCATATCACATGTTATGGAACATATTTCATTGAAAGCAAGGGCAATGGCACAACAGGAAATACAACAAATGCAAATGCAGGGTATGCCTATCGATCAAGCATCAATGGATATAAAAATATCACAGATTGAGTTAGAGTTAACAAATGCAATGATACCAAACTTGATGCCTCCACCACCAGGTCCAGATCCTCTTGTTCAGATCAGACAACAAGAACTTGCAATTAAACAACAGCAAGAGCAGAATAAAACACAGACAGATGCAGCAAGACTTGATATTGAAAGACAAAGGCTACAACAACAAGCTGTTACTGACTCTGCAAGGTTAGAACTACAAGAAGATATTGCCGAAGAAAGGAATGAGGTAAACAGAGAGCGTATTGCCGCTCAATCTGCTAAAAGACAATGATAGACCCGATTACACTAGGTGCGGCAGTTAGCACCGCTACGACTTGTTATAAAACTTTCGTATCTATGGTGCAGTCGGGCAAAGAACTTGAAGACTGTACAGCTACCTTGGGTAAATGGATGGGTGCTGTTTCTGATATTGACAATATTCACAAGAACTCAAATAACCCTTCAACATTTGATAAATTATTTAACGGCTCTGTCCAGGAAGTTGCAATGGAGAGTTTTGCAGCTAAAAAGAAAATTCAAAAGCAGCGAGAGGAATTAAAAAACTGGTTAGTTGGTCACTATGGCTTACAGGCTTACGAAGAGTTACTCCGTGAAGAAGGTAGAATTAGACGACAAAGGCAGGAAGCTGTGTATGCTCGTGAAGAACAAAAACGTATGATACGAGACTATACCATTATGGGTATTGCTTGTCTTATAGGATTTTCTGCTCTTGGTTGGATGGTCTGGTTGATTACTATGGAAGTTGGTTGATGATTATGCTGTATAATTTTTTATATTATTTTTTGATATTTTTTTGCATAGTATCGTTTTTAATTGTTGTTGCAATAGCTAGAGAAAAAGGAATAACTACTTGTCGACTAGCAAAACAACTATTAGAAGATAAGACAAGAGTTTGTGTTTACGTTGGAGCTAATTACACGCAGTGGAATGAATATGTACCCGTTGGTGCTGGAGAATGTCCAAGAGAAATGCAATGTAAATACCGACCCAATGAAAAACCCTTTACGTTGAAAAACGTAGTTAAAAGTATAAAGGACAGTTTTAAATGAGCAAAAAACTACA